GGCCGCGTAAAATCGAGGGTGTAAATTAGGGTCTTGACAGGCCAGCCGCCGCTGGCTCCAGTGGAAGTATCCCGACTTTCACAAGGAGTTAACAAGCGGATGGCCAAAGACAGAATAGAGCGAGACGAGCTGGCAAGCAAGCTCATTGAAACAGCCAGCAGCGCCGAGGACCCGTTGCGGGCGATGGCGGAGTTGCTGACCGATTTCGTGATGGAGGCGGAGGTAACGGCCAAAGTAGGCGCCGAGGTGTATGAGCGGAACGCGGAACGGGCGACGCATCGCAATGGGCACCGGGAGCGTCGCTGGGACACGCGGCTGGGGACGTTGCAGCTGCAAGTGCCCAAGGTGCGCGAGGGCGGCTTTGTGCCGAGTTTCATCGAGCATCGCAAGCGCAGCGAGCAGGCACTGATCAGCGTGATTCAGGAAGCGGTGGTGAAAGGCGTTTCGACGCGCAAGATCGAAGCGGTGCTGCAGGAGTTGGGCATCGCGGGCGTATCGGCGAGCCAGGTAAGCCAGTTGTGCGCGGCGTTGGACGAGAAAGTGCGAAAGTTCCGCGAGGGTCCACTGGGCGAGATTCGTTATGTTTGGGTGGACGCGTTGTATGAGAAGGTGCGCGTGGATGACCGGGTGGAATCGATGGCGGTGGTGATCGCCACGGGAGTGAATCTGCAAGGCCGGCGCGAAGTACTGGGTTTCGACGTGATTGCGGCGGAATCGGAAGAGGGCTGGGCGGGGTTCTTCAAGAACCTGAAAGAGCGCGGATTGTGTGGCGTGAAGCTGGTAGTCTCGGATGCGCACACCGGATTGAAGAATGCAGTGCGCAAGGTGCTGAAGGTGGAATGGCAGCGCTGCAAAGTGCATTTCTATCGCAACGTGCTGGTGCATGTGCCCAAACGCAGCCAGGCGGAAGTGAGCGAAGCGATGAAGGCCGTGTTCGTGCAGCGGGACGAGAAAAGCGCGAAGGCCAAAGCCGCGGATCTGGTGCGGCAGTTTCAAACGCGCTTCGCCAAAGCGATGGAGATCTTCGAAGCCGGGATCGATGACGTGCTGAGCTATCTGCATTACCAGCAGCCGCACCGAACCCGGATCAGCTCTACCAATCCGTTGGAGCGGCTGAATCTGGAGATCCGGCGCCGTACCCGCGTGGTTGGTATCTTTCCGAACATCGCGGCCTGTCTCCGCTTGATCGGAATGCTCCTGGTGGAGAAGAACGACGATTGGCTCACCGACGACAAGGCATATCTGACTTTCGACGATGCGCCGGCCGAGGAGTCTGCTGGGAAGGTCGTCGCGATGGCGGCCGGCCAATAAAGGGAAGGAGGCTTTCTTATTTGCGAGGGCTTTGCCCTCGCGCTCCCAGGATTTATCGCTTTCGCGCCAGAATAGCTGCGGTGCGGGGCGGCTTGCGCCGCCCTCGCTATTCCGGCCTCTGAGTCGGCGCTCCGGTCGCTTCCCAGCGTTGCCGTATCTTCCGCTCAGGTAACTGAATCTTAAACCCGACCTCTGGAGCCGGCGGCGAATTTACACTCTTCTATTGACACGGGCAATTGCATCCCTGGCGTGGGAGTTGAGATACGAAAGGCCCGCAACAGGCTTATCGAATGCAAAAAGATCACGCGCAAATATCTCTAACTTTTCCACCGCTGTCTCTTTGAAACCATTTTCGTGTTTTGCTTGGATAATGTGCAGTTCTACATCGCTAGCAGCTGTGGGGGTTAGCGTTTCCGGTCCAATTAGTTGACCCCCGATGTATAAATACATCCCATCCACGCCGCCATCGTCGGCGTCCCCGAAATCCCCTATGTCTAGGTCTTCATCTGCTGGATCGTGATCCTTGAGCACTTGCTCGAAAGCGTAGCGCTCAAATGCTTTACTTTTGGTTAGGCCCCCTGCCCGCTCAGACGCCCAGTTGTTAAAATTGGCCTCAAGCGCCCTCACATCCATCTCGCTCATTCGCTGTACCCCCCGAGGAAGCCCTAGCATACGCCACCCCCGACTTCTGCGTCAAAACCGGAAGCGCGAACGTTACTCGATACTTGGAGTGAAAACCGGCATCTCGCGGGAGGCTCGTTTGATGAGTCACCGCAATTAGTGCCGGAATCTTCGAAGTGTTTTCACGCGTTTAGGAGGAGGACTGGAATCGGCGTAACGATCGATTGCTAGATTCGTTCCAGGAGAGAGTTGCTTGCGGGCGTTTCCGGAAACGGAGCGCCCCTTTTTTTTGGATAAGCCATGGCAGTAAAGGCAAAGGGTAGCCGCAAGCAACGAATCAGCAAGCTGTTGACGCAAGTGGAAGCGTGCCTCGATCTGAAGACCAGCAAGGTTACGCTGGCGGACTTCATACGGCTGACCCAACTGGAACGTGAACTCGAGGACGAGGAGCAGCCGAGGGAGATTATCGTTACGTGGAAAGAGCCGGCGGAGAAGCGCTCCGAATAGAGATCGACTATGTGCCACTCCCGTCCCAGAAGAAGTTTCACGGATCGAAGGCGCGGTTCAAGGGGTTTTCGGGGCCGATTGGATCGGGAAAGAGCCAGGCGCTGTGCCAGGAGGCCATCCGGCTGAGTTATCTGAATCCGGGGCGGCAGGGGCTGATTGGGGCGCCGACGTATCCGATGTTGCGGGACGCAACGCTGACGAGCTTTTTGGAAGTGCTGAACAGCAATCAGATCCGGCATGAATTGAACAAGTCGGAATCGGTGCTGTTGATGAAGGACACCGGGTCGCGAATTTACTTTCGCGCGGTAGACGATTTTGAACGGCTGCGCGGGACGAATCTGGCGTGGTTCGGGCTGGATGAACTGACGTACACGGCGGAGGAAGCCTGGCTGCGGTTGGAAGGGCGGCTGCGTGATCCGCATGCATCGCGATTGTGCGGGTTCGGAGTTTGGACGCCGAAGGGATTTGATTGGGTTTACCGGCGATTCGTGCGCGAGGTGGTTCGCGGGTATGACGTGGTGTTGGCGCGGCCGTTTGAAAACCAGCACGTGCTGGAGAAGATTCCGGACTTTTACGATCGGCTGAAGGGCAGCTACGATTCGAAATTCTTCGAGCAAGAGGCGCTGGGCGAGTACCTGAATGTTCAGGCGGGCGCGGTGTATGGGTCGTTCAAGCGGTCGCGGAACGTGCAGGAAGTGGCTATCGACCGGGCGCTGCCGTTGTTTTGGGCGCTGGACTTTAATGTGGATCCCATGAGTTCGATTGTGGCGCAGAAGGTGGGCGATGAAGTCCGGGTGCTGGATGAAGTGGTTCTGAGCCGGGCGAGCACGACGCAAGCTTGCGAGGAGTTTCACACGCGCTATCCGAATCATCAGGCGGGCGTGGTGATTTATGGCGATGCTTCCGGGCAGCGGCTGCAGACGGCGGGAACGACGGATTACCAGATGATCAAAGAGTTTTTCCGGCGCACGGCGTACCGGAGCTTGAAGTTCCGGGTGCCGCCTAGCAATCCGAGCGTGCGGGAGCGGGTGTCGCTGGTGAACGCGAAGCTGTTTTCGGCGAATGAAGAAGTGCGGCTGCTGGTGCATCCGCGCTGCAAGGGCCTGATTACCGATTTGGAGGAAGTTACGTTTAAACCGGACAGTTCGGTTATCGATAAAGAGAGAGATCCCAAGCGAACGCACCTCTCGGATGCGCTGGGTTACCTGATGTGGCAAGAATGCAGGCCGCGCATTAAGTTTGGGGAACAGAGCCGGCGGTTAATTTAGGCGCGAAGAGAACCCGATGAATCCAAGCACGGTAGGACCAGACATTAACCACGAGCATCCGGAATACGCGGGCAAGCGCGGGATGTGGCGGCAGTATCGCGATCTGTACGCGGGCGGCGAGCAGTTCCGGGTGAACGCGGATCAATACCTGGTGCGGCGGCAGAAGGAGCCGGGCGATGTATTTGGCGAGCGGCTGAGCCGGTGTTTTTACGAGAACTACATTGGATCGATTGTGGATTGGTATACGGCTACGCTGTTCCGCCGGGAGCCGGTGCTGACGTATGAGGGGAAGAACGAGCGATCGAGGAAGTTCTTCGGGCAATTCGCCGAAGACTGCGATTTGAAGGGTTCGAACCTCAGCGAGTTCTTCCGGCGGCAGTTTGTTGAGGCGCTGGTGTGCGGCAAAAGTTATGTGCTGATCGATTTCCCGCGGTTGAGCGAGCCGGTGGGGACGCGGGCGGAAGAAGACGAGCGAGGGGCGTCGCGGGCGTACTTAGTAAGTTACGCGGCGGACGAACTTATTAACTGGAGCTACGACGAACACGGGCATTACCAGTGGGTGGTGCTGCGGACGCAGAGCTTGCGGAAAGAGCGGCTGGAAGATACGGCGTGGCTGAAGCAGACGCGCTGGGTGTACTACGACAAAGAAAAATACCGGGTTTACGAGCAGTTGGAAGGCGGCGGGCAGCGCGGCGCGATTGACGTGGTGGCGGAGGGGCGGCATGGACTGGCCAAACAACAGCGTGTGCCGCTGGTGGAACTGCGGGTATCAGAAGGACTGTGGCTGTTGAACAAGGCGGCGACGCTGCAGTTGGAGCACTTCAATAAATCGAACGCGCTGGGATGGGCGCTGACGATGGGGTTGTTCGCGATGCCGGTGATTTATTCGGAGCGCGAATGGGACCAGGTGATGGGCGAGTCGTATTACATCCAGCTTGGTCCGCAGGACCGGTTTGGATGGACGGAGCCGCAGGGAACGGTGTATCAGATTGCAGCGGATAATTTGACGCGGCTGCAGGAAGAGATTTACCGGGTGTGCTATGTGAGCCACGCGGGCGGGTCGTTGTCGGGCAACGCGCCGCAATCGGGCGTGAGCAAGCAGCGGGATTACGCGATTACGCAAGAGGTTTTGCGGGCGTATGGGGATGCGGTAAAGGATGCGGTGAAGCGGGTGCTGCGGGCAGTGGATACAGCTCGCGAGGATGGGTTGAGCATCAACGTTTCGGGCATGGACGAATTCGATATTGGAGATTTTGGCACGGAGCTGGACGATGCGCAGCGGCTTTTGAATTTGGGAATGAATTCGCCGACGCTGCGCAAGCAGGTTTACAAGAAGCTGGCGTTTCAATTCTTGTGCGATGTCCGGCAGGACGTGAAGGACCAGATCGGGCGCGAGATCGACCTGGAGAAGCCGTAGACACCGGCAGAGCAGCAATCAGGAGGGTTATGGAAGAGCCAACGACGGACGGGGCGGAGCTGCGTTCGCTGATACGCGGAGTGATTGAGGAGTTTGTGCATTCAGAACAAACCAAGGCGGAGCCGGCGTACAAGGCCGAGCTACTGGATGAGCGCAAGCGGCGCGAGGATTTGGAAAAACGGGTGAACGATCTGGTGCAAGAGAATCATCGCAGCCGGCAGATGGCGGATGAAGCGGAGCGGAGTTCGTCGATTCGCACGGAGCTACAAAAGTTGGGCGTAGCGAAGTTGGACCTGGCGTATCGGGCGGTGAAGGACGATATTCAGCGGCGCGACGACGGCCAGCTGGTGGCGAGGAACGGACCCGGAGAAGTTTCTCTCCGGGACTATCTTGCACAGTTTGTGCAGGACAATCCCGAGCTGCTGCCGGCGCGCATGACGGGCGGGTCGGGGATGGGATCGGGACCCAAGGCGGCGACCAATACAGGCGGGCTTGATCTGGACAAGATTCGGCCGGGCATGAGTCCGGAAGAACTGGATAAGGTTCGTCAGGAGGTCTCGCGAGTGGCGAATCAAGCACTCCGAGGCGTGTGAAGGGCTCCGGGAGGCGGCTGAAGGCGAACACGTTGACCGGTGTAAGAGGAAAGAGACAACGAGGACAATTTAGATGCCAGCAATTACATCAGCAAATGTAGCGAATGCAATCGTGAAGTTAGTCGCGGTGGACGCTCTTCCGGCACTCATGAGCAACCTGGTGATGGGGAACTTAGTCAACCGGGATTACGAGCCGACTTTGGCGAACGCGGGCGATACGGTGAATGTGCCGATCCCGCCGACGCTGGTGGCGAACAATATCGCTGAGGGCGGCAGCGTCCAGACGCAGAATCCCAGTTTGGGGAACGCGCAGATCGTGCTGAATACGCACGCCGAGGCGACGTTTCAGATTCCGGACGTGACCAAGGTATTGGCGGTTCCGGATCTGCTGCGGTTGTATATGCAGCCGGCGGTGGTGGCGATTGCGGAACGGATTGAGACGGACATTCTGAGTCTGTATTCGCAATTCAGCTCGAACGCTCCGGTGGGGACGGCGGGGGTGGCGCTGACGGAGAGCACGGTGGACGCGGCGGAGACGGCGCTGTTTCAGGCGAAGGTTCCGGCGGTGGCGAGTAAGTACCTGGTGGTGAGCCCGGCGAGTTACTCGGCGATGCGACAGATTCCGCGATTCAGCGAATACTATTCGGCTGGCGACGCGGGTTTGCGCGCGTTGGTGGATGGCGCGGTGGGCAAGATCAAAGACTTCTTCGTGTTCCGATCGCAACTGGTGCAGAGCACGGGGAGCGGGCCGGTGAATACGCACAACCTGGCGTTTTCGAAGAACGCGATCGGGTTGGTGGTCCGCCGGCTGCCGCAGCCGCTGCCGGGGACGGGGGCGATCGCGGAGTACGCGGAGATGGGGAACTTTGGAATCCGCGTAGTGATGAGCTATCAGCCGAATACGCTGGCGCAGCAGTTTACCGTGGACGTGCTTTACGGGACGGCGGTGCTGCGGAATTCGTTTGGGGTGCAGGTGAATAGTTAGGCTGGCGGCTAACGCCGCGTGGCTGGTGGTTGGTGGCTGGTGGCTAGTGGCTGGTGGCTAGTGGCGCGGGCGGGCGATCGGGTCCGTTCGCGCGGAGGAAGGGGACACGATGGATTTGCGGGCGTTTTATCTGAAATTGCGGAAGATCGAGCAAGAGATTCCGGATTCGCACGTGGTGGTGGTGAGCAACGAGACGCCCGATGGGGGCAAGCCGGGGCAAATGTCGGAGGTGACGCGGATCATCGCGGCGCGTTCGATTTTGGAAGGGCGGGCGCGGCTGGCGACGGCGGAAGAGTCGGCGGAGTTTCGAGCGGCGGCGGTGAAGGCGCTGCAGGAGGCGCAACAGCGGGATGCGGCGTCGAAGGTGCAGGTGACGGTGATTTCGGACGCCGATTTGCGGTCGCTGAAGAGTTCGGTACGCGGGGAGAAGCGGTAGCGGCGGCGATGTCACTGTTTACCGATGGGCCCATTAGTACGGCGAAGGACTTGCAGCAGTACGAAACGTCCGTGCTGAGCGACGCCAACGCCGAGGGGATCGATGTGGTGGCGAAGGTGGCGTTGGCGCAACAGGAAGTGGGCAATGAGCTGACGCTGTTCCGGCTGCGGCGGGCGCCGGTGCGCGGTTATCCGGTGAACTACCAACGCGCGCGCGACTTGACGGATGTGGTGGTGACGGACGCGCTGCGCAGGTGGCATGTGCACAAGACGCTGGCCGCGGTTTACCGGGATGCTTATCACAATCAACTGAACGACCGGTATCAGAGTAAGTGGACGCAATACGAGCAATTGGCGCGGGAAAGTTCGCGCATCTATTTTCAGCTCGGGGCCGGGGTGGTGGCGGATCCGCTGCCGCAGGCCGGGATGCCCGCATTGTCGGGCGCGACTGGGATTGGCGCCGGCGGCACGTTTTACGTGGTAGTGACGTGGGTGAATGCCGGGGGGCAAGAGGGCGTTCCGAGCGGGTTGGCGCAATTCAGCGTTCCAGTAGGGGAGTTTCTCGCGGTGGCGGTAGAGGGCGCGCCGGCCAATGCCGTTGGTTGGAACGTGTACGTGGGTACGTCGCCTAGCGGGTTGGCGCGGCAGAACGATACGCCGGTGGCGACCGGGGGCAACTGGGTGGTCTCGGAAGGGTTGATTTCAGGGGCCACGCCGCCAGCGGGGCAACAGCCGGACTGGTTCATTGTGGATCACCATGTTATTGAGAGAGGCTGAACGCGGGAAAGAGGCTGAGAGATGCTGCTGATTGCCGGCACGAGCACGCAAAAAGTGATGGGGGTGCTGGCAGGCGGGAGCGGACTGCCGTCGGCACTGGAGGCGCTGAGCACGCAGCGGGGATTCACGATTCCCGCGATCGCGGCGCACCAGATTATCTCGCAGAACGTACCGCCCGAGGTATCGGACCAAAGCACGACCAACAAATATCCGCTGGTGTATGTGTATTGCAGCAAAGTGGTGAACGCGGTGCGCGAGAAGTTCCGGACGTTCTCAGGCGATGCCGAGATGATTGTGGAAGCGCGGGTATCGCAGGACCGGCTGGATGAGATCGAGGCCAATCTACAGGCTTATGTGGACGCCATTACCGAAGTGTTGGACAACAGCCGGGGCGACTGGGGCGATGGCGTGTTCTTCGACGGCGGGTATGAGGTTACATTCGGGGGCGTGAAGCACGGCGGAAAGAACTTTTTGCAAATCGCGAAAGTTGCGTTTGTTCTGGAGATCAGCGCAGGTTAGCGGGAGCGCGGCGAGACCTATCCATGTCCTATATTCTTTCGAACGACAACCGGTTTTACGTGGCGCTAGAGGGAAGCTACGGGATTGCCGCTGCGATCAGCGCGAGCAATCGAATCCCGGCGGTGAAGTTGACGACCAAGCAGCAGACGGAGAAGACGCAGCGCGCCGATAAAACGGGGACGCGGACGTTCGCCGGGAATCCGAGCGGACAACGCCGGCAGACCAGCTTCGGGTTGAAGACGTACATGGCGAACTGGGCGGACCAGAGTTCGCTGCCGCCGCATGGAGCGCTGTTCCAGGCGTGTTTGGGCGCGACGCCGGGGCAATCGGCAGGCGGAACGGTGGCGAGCGCGAGCGGGAGCACGGTGACTTTCACGGCGGCGCATGGGTTGGCTCCCGGGGCGGCGGTGACGAGCGGCGGAGAGATGCGGTTCGTCACGGTGGTGGTGAATGCGAATAGCGTGCAGGTGAATGCGCCGTTTACGGCGACGCCGGCGACGAGCTCGCTGACCGGGCCGACGGCGACGTATCAGCCAGCGGAGAGTTTGCCGAGCGCTACCTTGTTCGACTACTGGAGTCCGTCGTCGTCGGTGCAGCGGGTGCTGGCGGGGATGGCGATGGACACGCTGTCGCTCAAGGTGAACGGCGATTTTCACGAGTTCGACTTCAGCGGGCAGGCGCAGGATCTGGTGGATACGTCGACCTTCGAGAGCGGGCAATTCGGGATGTCGACGTTTCCGGGCGAGCCCACGGTGGGGCCGATCAACTACTCGATCATCCCGGGGAATTTGGGGCAGGTTTGGTTGGGGAGCACGCCCGCGCAGTTCTTTACGTTGACGAACGCGGAGGTGAGCTTCGCCAATAACCTGGAGCTGCGGGCGCGGGAATTCGGCGCGATTTTGCCGAGCGTGATTTCGCCGGGGCAGCGGACGGCGTCGATCAATTTCAGCCTTTATCAATTGGATGATTCGGCGACGGCGGGGCTGTATCAGGCGGCACGGCAGCGATCGCCCATCAGCGTGATGTTGCAACTTGGCCAGCAGCAGGGCGAGCTATTCGGCATCTACATGAATAGCGTGGTGCCTGAAGTGCCGGCATTCGACGATTCGCAGCGGAGGCAGCAGTGGCAATTCCAAAGCAGCCGGGCGCAGGGGAGCGTGAACGATGAAATTTATGTCGCGTTTGGCTAAGGAGCCAGGCGGCGGGGGCTCGCGGAACGGGGCGGTGCGGTATGACAGCGTGTTCAGGGTGGAGTCAAAAAGTGTGCCGGGCGTGCGGTTCGCAATTCACCGCATTTCATTTGGACGGCGGATGGAATTGTGCCGGCGCGTGCGCGATATCAGCCGGAAGGCGGCGTTCCTGGAAGCGGGGAACGAACTCGACGAGAAGATTGAAGCGAGCATTCTGGCGCAGGAGATCGATGCGATGTATGTGGAGTGGGGCCTGGAGAGCATCGAGGGGTTGAGCATCGACGGCGAGGCGGCGGGCGGGGCGGAATTACTGGCGAAGGGTCCCGATGCGTTGGCGCGGGAGGTGGTGGACGCGATCAAGCATGAGTGCGGGCTGAGCGAGGCGGAAAGAAAAAACTAATCGTCGCATTCCATTTTCAGTTGGGTAACGCGGCCGGGTGGAATTGCGACGCGTGCAGGAAGAACGGCCTGGAACGGCGGCGGCGATGCGGGTGGCTGGAGCAGGACGCTGGAGCGAGCTCTCCGTTGGTGTGGGCACGGGGGAATGCTTTCACAACGACGTGCCCGACATCGTATATCAGCGCCGAGAGCACGGCGCTGCTGGAGGAGTTTCACGCATGGAAGCTTTTGGGCGCGGGGGATGCTTATGCGATGCCGGCGCGCCTGGTGGAGGCGATTTTCGTGTTGGAGAAGGAACTGAGGGCGGAAATGAGCGATGGCCAGAAGTAGGCTGGAAGATCTGCTGCCGGCGAGCGTGACGACTGGGCCGTCGCGATCGGAGTTGCTGGGACAATTGGCGGCGCCGGCGGGCGGCGGAGGCGGCGCGACGGGCGGATCGATCGCGGGGGCGCTGGCGGGGAGCGGCGGATCCGATGCTACGGAACAGATCACGTCATTGACGACGCAGATCAGCAATCTGACGGCGGTGCAGCAATCGCAGGTCGGCGCGCTGCAGGATAACACGCAAGCGGTGGCGCAGAATACATCGACAAAGTCGAGCGGGGGGACGTCGGTGGCGGGGACGGTGGAGAGCGCGGCGTCGAGTTTTCTGGGCGGTGGGTTGAGTAGCTTGTCGCCCTTGATTGGCGGAATCCTGAGTTTGTTTGGGGGCGGTAGCAGCACGGCAGCCGCGGCGCCGACACCGTTCCTGCTGCCGCCGGCGATACAATCGCAAGCCGGTGTGACGGCGGGCGCACCGGGGCAGGCGGTTCCGGTGAGTTATAGCGACACGGGGCAGCCGCGTGCGCAATCGGGGAGCGCGACGCCACAGGTGACGATCCAGGTGAACGCGATGGACAGCCAATCGTTTCTGGATCGCAGCGACGACATCGCGATGGCGGTGAAGCAGGCGATTTTGAACTCCAGTTCGTTGAACGATGTGATTGCCGGATTATAGACATGAGCGCCTTTCCCACACTGAAGACCGGGGCTGTGACGCAGTATCCGGCGCAGCGGGGCGTCGCGTTTTCGACCGTGGCGCTGCAGTTTGTGGACGGGAGCGAGCAACGCTTTCGCAATTATCCGGCGCCGCTGCGGCGGTGGGTGATTCAACTGGCGCTGTTGGATCAGGCGGAGATGCATCAATTGCAGGAGTTCTTTCGCAATGTGGCAGGGCCGGCGGGAACGTTTAGCTTTACCGATCCGTTGGATGGCTTGAATTATTCGAACTGCAGCATGGAGAGCGACAGCCTGACGGGCGTGCTGGCGAGCGAATGGAATGGCCAGACGGCGGTGACGATCGTGGAGAATCGCGGCTGAGATGCTTTACTATCCCCAGCTCACTACCGGTTCGATTTCGCAATTCCCTATCCGGCGGGAGACGGATTTGCGGACCGTGACAAATGCGCTGGCGGACGGGTCGGCGATTCGGATGGCGGACGCGGGTTGGCAGAAGGTCGGGTGGCAACTGCGGTATTCCGATCTGACGGACGGCGAGCGGGCCGCAATTGAGACGTTGTTCGCGAGCGCCGAAGGGCAGTTGAACACGTTTACATTTCTGGATCCGACCGACAATCTTCTGATGTGGAGCGAGGACTGGACGCAGGCGGTTTGGGCGGCGGATCCTTTATTGGTGGTGGCGGCCGGCGTGACCGATCCGTTGGGCGGTAGCGCGGCGATGCAACTTACAAATACGGGCGAGGCGGCGCAGCAGGTGGTGCAAAGTACGGGCGGGCCGAGCGCGTTCCTGTACTGCTTTAGTGTTTATCTGCGGAGCGATGTGGCGGCGACCGTTCAGCTGGTGGTGTCGGCGACGGGGCAGACTTCGCTTACAGCGGTGACTACCGGGAGCGCGTGGGTCCGCTTTACGACGCAGGGGCGACTGACCGTCACCGAAGACGGAATCAGCTTCGGGGTGCAGTTGCCGGCGGGGGTGCGTATCGATGCGTTTGGAGCGCAGGTGGAGGCGCAACCGGCGGCGGGCGTTTATAAGAAAACCATCGACCGAGGGGGCGTTTATACGAAGACGCGATTTTCGTCGGATTCGCTGGTGGCCGCGGCGACGGCGCCGAATCAGCATGCTTGTGAAGCCGGTTTGGTGAGCAGGCTGAGTTGAGATGACGACGATCACGGTTTTGAAAGAGCTGGAAGTTCCGGGAACACCGCTATTCTTGTTCGATTGCACGCTGTCCACGGGCGACGTGGAGCGGTGGAGCACGCACAGCGTGACGGTGGGCGGCCACGCATATTTGAGCCGGGTACTGAAGCACAATCTCTTCGATCTGAATTCCAATCCCGAGGCTGCGACGGACGGCGTGTCGACGGTGTCGATCACGCTGGCGAACGCGGACGCGTTTCTTTCCTCGATTGAGCGCGACATCGGATGGAAGGGCTCGAAGCTCGCGGTTACATTTCTGTTCTTCGATCTGATCAACCAGGTGGTGGCGTCCGACAGCCAAGTGGTGTTTCGCGGGATCGCGAATCCGCCGGATTAATCGACGGAATCGACGCTGCGGCTCAGTTTTACAAATACGCTCAATTTGCAACGGGTCTTCCTGCCGGAAGTCCACATTCAGAAGCGTTGCCCGTGGAACTTTCCGGCTACAGCGGCGCAGCGATTGGAAGCAGTGAACGGCGGGACTGCGGGTGTGTTTTCGCCGTTCTATCGATGCGGGTATTCGGCGGATCAGACGGGGGGCGTAGGGAATCTGAATGGGAGCGTGCCCTACACCACGTGCGATTATTCGCGAACGCAATGCCAGCAGCGGGGGATGTTCGATAGCGACGTTCACGCCAATGTGACGCGGCGGTTTGGGGGAATCGAATTCGTTCCGGCGGCAATCACGGTGAGGAGCTATGGAGCGAAGGTGTCGCAAATCTCGACGCCGCTTACGAACCAAGCGCTTTATAACGACTATGTTCCGTTGATCTATGGGACCGGATGGTATCAGCCGCCGATTGTGCTGGCGCGCAACGACGGAAATCTGACGCACTTCGAAGTGCTGCTGGGGATGGGACAGATCTCCGGAGTTATTAAGGTGATTGTGAACAGCACCGAAATTCCGGCCGGCGTGAACGGAACCAACATGACGTCGACGGGCTGGTACAACGTCATCAGTTCCGGGACCAGGAACGGGGCCTTCAACGCGGACTTCAGCGATTCGGCCGGGCATCCGCTGGGCGATCCTTACGGGAGCATGGCGTTTCTTGCGGTGGTGGTTCCCAACTGGATTTCCAACGGAACGTCGCTGCCGAATATCGAGGTGCTGATTCAGGGACTGCGGTTGGCGCGATTCGATTCAGGCGGGGCTTATCTTGACACGGTATTTAGCAACAATCCAGCGTGGGTGATGCTGGATGCGCTGCTACGGAGCGGCTGGACGCTGGCGCAACTGGATCTGGCCAGTTTTGCGGCCGCCGCCGCAATATGCGACGAACCGCTCTTGACCGTGGACGTGAACGGGAACAGCACGACGATTCCGCGCTATCAATGCAACCTGCTGCAAGTGAGACGGCGCAGCGCCGGGGACATCATTCGCGGCATCCGGAACGGCTCGGCGCTGTATCTCAGCTTTGATACGAACGGCCTGATCCAGTTGAATTCCGAGGATACGCTGGCGATCCAACAGCCGGCGAAACCGGCGGGGAGCAACAGCTCCGAAGCGCTGGCCGGCGGGTGGCCGGCGTATGAGTTTGGAGATGGCGCGTTTTCGGGGATACTGCGAAGTTCAAACGGGGCCGCGTCGCTGACGGTATCGTCGTCGAGCATTGCCAATAGCCCGAACCACTATACGATCGAGTTTCAAGATCAGTTTAACGATTACCAGCAGGACAGTTTGTCGCTGGTGGATATCGACGATGCGCTGGTGACGGGGCAGGATGTTTCAACCGCGCTGACGGCGCTTGGGATTCCTAATTTCGATCAGGCGAATCGGGCCGCGGCGCTGCAACTATACAAGTCGGTCGGCGGGAATACTTACGTGCAGTTTGAGACGAGCGTGAAGGGCGTGGGGCTGCGGCCGGGCGACATTATCACGCTCACGTATGCGAGGGAAGGTTTCGACCGGCAACCATTCCGGATTACCAAGCTTTCGCCGGGGCTGAATTTTCTGACGGCGGTCATCACTGCGCAAATCCACGACGATGCGTGGTACGCGGCTATCGATTCGGATACGGTTGGGCTGGGGCGGCAAGGCAAATCGGAAGTGGGATTGCCGAGGCCGCTGGTGGGTAGCGTGCTGGATGACGACGGAGTGGAACAGTTTGGAATTGCCGAATCCGAGGCGTCGAGCACGGACGGCAGCGTGGCGGCTAATCTGACGGTGTCGTTCGAAGCGCCGGCAAAGCCAGTTGCAAGCGCCGCCAGCATACCGCTGCTGGGTCTTAACGCTCAAGTGAGCACGACGGGCGGAACGTTGGTGGGAGGGCAGACACTTTATTACGGGATCAGCGCCGTGGATGCAAACGGGGCGGAGAGCGGGCTATCGTTCATCGCAATGGCGGCGATTCCGGCGGGCCTCAACACGAACGAAGTGACGCTGTTGAGTCTTAGCTTCTCGTCGACCACGGCATTGTTTGATGTGTATCGCGGGCCCAATCCGACACAGCTCTTGCGCATCGCGAGCGGCGTAGGGATTGCGGCTACGTTTGTCGATTCGGGTTTCACCGCGACGCTGCAAGGTCCGGCGGACTTTAACTACGATCACGCCAATTTCTTTTGGCGTCTGGAGAGGCAGCCGCCTGAGACGGTTGATATACACTCGGCGACTACGGTAGGGAACAGCACGCTAGACATGGTGTTGAGCGTGTATAACGGCGCCACGGTAAGAATCACGCATGGCACCGGGGCCGGACAGGAGCGCAGCATCGCGTCGTACACGGCGACGACGCTAACCGTTGCGACGGCCTGGACGATCGAGCCCGACACGACCAGCTCCTTCCTGATTGCCGACGCGGCGTGGCAGTTTGGAGCGTCGAGCATCGCATCGCCAGTTACATTCGCCGTGCCGAATCGCGAGGGCGTCACCGTGCACGTGTCGGGGCGGGCCGCCAATATTCTGGATGAGGAATGCGCTTATGAATTGTCGCCGCTGACACGCTGGACGATTCGGGGTGCGACGGGCGAGGCGTTGGATAGCGATGTTCCGGGAGTGCCGGCGTTCGGGCTGTATCCGATTGGGTCGGGGACGGTGGAGGTGCGCACGATTTCGTTTGGGGATTTGACGAATACGCGGTCCATCAGCGCGGGGACGTTGACTTTAGCCTATTGGGACGAGTTGCAGGGCCCATCCACGATTCTTCTGACCGCCGATATGAGCGCGAGCGATACTTCGTTTAGTCTGGCGACTACGGTGTCGGCCTTGGCGGGCGACCTGGTGCAAATCGGCGCCGAGGTGATGGTTGTGGCGGCAGATGTGACTACCGCTACCACTGTGACAGTGACGCGGGGTTCGCATGACACTACGGCGGTGATTCACACTGCTCCGGCGGCGGTCTACTTTCTGGCCAAGAAGGTTTTTATCATGCCGTTCGCGGAGGACTTCTTCGGCAGTCCGGCGAGCGGGAGCTACTCGTATCGGGTCGTTATTTCCGATGTACGGATTGCGGCCGGCGATTTGTTCATGACGAATTCGAGAGGGAACAGCCCGGTGGGGTCGGAATCATTTACCGATACGACGGATTTGGGACTGCGAAGTTTGCGGGGCGGACAATACACCATTCAAGTGGAAGGTCCCCTGGCGGTTCAAACGAATGCGGCGCCGCCACTGCTGGTGGAAAGCAAGTGTTCGGTGCGGGATATTCATGCGGTGGTGCAGGATGTGCCGACCGATCCCGTAGTGATGCAAGTCACCCAGAACGGCGACGTTTATTGTGAGCTGACGATCACGCCGCCGGCACTGGCATCGGATACAGTGGATGGTTTTGCGCTTGGTCCACTGGCGGAAGGCGCCAACGTTGGCTTGAATATCACCTCGGTGGTGAGCGCGCTAGACGCATCGCCCGGCCGGAATCTCACGGTGACGATCCGGCTTTAGACCCATAAGCCCATGTCAGAAACTTTGCAAAAGCTGCAGCCCGACCGGGATTTGCAATGCTATTTCTTCGAGCCATCGGCGATTGCGGCGCTGAGCGCGAGCAGCGCGACCGGGTACACGGTATCGGGTACCTGGCGGCAGCAGTTCGACTGGGCGGTGATCGAGTGGAGCCGGGATAATGTTTTCGAGCATCCGGCGTTTCGCTACCTTCCGGACGGCGACCTTAGTGGTTTGACTCTGAGTTATCAGGAGACCCGGGAGAATTGCATCGCGATGGATTCGGATTTATTCGCGACAGTGGATTGGCCTT